GGCGGGAAGCGGCCGCAGATCGGGACAAAGAAGCAGCCCGGTCCGCTATTCGGCGTATCCAGCCACGCATGGCCCGCACTGGGCGTAGCGATAACTCTCGCCCAAGGAGGTGCCCATGCCCGCCTTGCCTAAGTGGATGTACGGCGACCCGGCCAAGGTCTACGAGCGGATGGAGGCAGGGCGGCAGAAGCAAGTCCGCCAGGATTTGAAGGAAGACCCCTTTGGGGCACTGTGGAAGAAGGGGGAAATGGTGATGACGCGGGAAGAGAGCGATCAAGTCGAAGAACTGCTGATGGTTTGGTACGAGCGGGCGAAGCCGTACAAGGTGGCATTGGGTGCCCCTCGCATTTCACCCTACTGCCGGGGGATGGACAGCAGCGATGTATACGCTGATGCTGACGATGTGGATGCCCGTATCAATGCGGCCGATGCGGAGGCGGTAGAGGCTTGCCTAAACGAGCTGTCTTGGCAGGCGAGGTCGGCAGTTGGGATGCACCTCGCTACGAAGGCGGGTGATGCGAAGGTGTGGCGCAACCCACGGCTGACGCCGGAGGAAGCCCACGCGGCTTATCAGCAGGCCAAGGTGGACTTGCTGCCGCAGTTTCACCGGAAGGGCTTATTAAGGCGAGCGCTATAAATCTTGTTGCGTCTACTTAGACGTTCCTGTAGACTCCCGAATGTCGACGGACAGTTGCGTCCAGAGCAAACGTAAGCCCGCCAGGAAACTGAGCGGGCTTTTCTCATAATTCAGAGCGAAAACAAGCCATGACGATGGAGTTTCGATCCGTCGATTCGTTCAGGATGGAGCGTCTCGGCTTGACGCTGTACACCGTCAAATGCCCAATAGAAGGGCCGCGCGACGAGGTTATAGCGGCGCTGAAGGGGCCACATAAGATCGACGGCGTACTTCGGCAGGTTGTCGGCGTCGAGGCGCCGTGTGTCTTTAAGATCAGGCGGGACCACGAAGTAAGTTTAGCCGTGGAGGATTGACAGTGCAGCATCATCACGCATGGCATCTTGATCTTTCGAGTCGCCAGCCGTGATGGTGAATGCGGGATGCTGACCCGGCCACCATCAACCATATATGCCCCGACATGGAGAAATCCGGTCGGGGCTTTTTCATTGGAGCGTGCGATGTTCGGAACGCAGGCCCCACCATTTAGAAGCCCGGCCAGGCCACCGGCACGAATGAACGAGCCCACCCAACTAGACCGCATCGAAGCCAAGCTAGACGCCCTGCTTGAAGCGCTGGCATCCGAAGAAGAGGAAGAGGTAGAACCCCTTGGCGGCTTGACGCTAGATGGCGAGTACGAGGGCGGCGAGCGGGATCAGAACCAGCCGCTATGAGCGAAGCGTGGCGAAAGAACCAGGATAGGCGAACGCTCACCGGGAGGCCTTGGCGCAGACTAAGAGAGCAGATCATGCAGCGTGACTGCTGGCTGTGTCAGGCCTGCAAGCGCGAAGGGCGGATCACAAAGGCCACGCAGTGCGACCACAAGGTGCCGGTGTCGAAGGGTGGGAACGATACCCCCGCCAACCTTGAGGCGATCTGTGACGCTTGCCACGAGGCCAAGACGCAGAAGGAAGCGGGGAACTCGGGGCGGGCCAAGGTGGCCGTTGGGCTGGATGGATGGCCGAAGGCGTGACCCTTGCTCGGTCTAAGCCTTACACGGTGCAAGTCGGGAAGTTTGGCGCAACCATGGCTGAAAAAAAGCCAATACGGCAAGGGTTGTGGGGAAGAAATCGGGTTACGTGGCGGGGGGGTGGGCAAAAAGTTTTTAGCCCCAGATCCGGACACCGGCCGCCAAGTCGTTTATTCACACAGTCAAGATAGAAATCCCATTTTTGGAGAGGTTGAGATATGCCCGGTCCCGGCAAGAAACCGCCTGGGCTGAAGGTAATCGCGGGTACGGATCGAAAGGACCGCGCCGCCGCGGCACCTTCAGTAGAACTCCCGCCCGTAGACGAGGTGCCCTCGCCGGCTGACTGGCTGCCTAACTCGCATGCCGTCAAGGAGTGGGAGCGGTTGGCACCTATTCTCGTAGCCAACAAACTGCTGACAGAGGCGGGTCTCGGGGCGTTTGGTCAACTGTGTGCCCTGCATGGCAAGCTGGTGCAGCTATGGGCAGCGGGGGAGGTTCCGGTGGCCTCGATGGTTGCCCAATATCGAAACCTGATTAACGATTTTGGCCTGACGCCCGTCGCTCAGGGGAAAGTCAAGCCTGTGCAAGGTGATGGCCCGGCAGGCAACAAATTCGCCAACAATGGCCGACGACGCGCCGCGTGACTTCGTAAAGGTTGCCAAGGAATACGCGGAAAAGGCCCTGGATAAGCGAAATCGTAAGCGATTCGGCATCTGGATACGCCTCGCCGCAAAACGCTTCCTCGACGATCTGGAAAGGGCGGAGAAGGGCGCGGCCCCGTTCTACTTTGACGAGTGGCACGCGAACGACGTATGTGATTTCGCGGAGAAGTTGCCCCACGTTGAGGGAGTCTGGGATACCCCGACGATAGTCCTGCACGAATCGCATGTGTTCTTTCTCGTGCAACTGTTCGGGTTCCGCAAGCCAGACGGCACCAGGCGGTTTACTACCGCTCTGTTCGCTATAGCCCGGAAGAATGCCAAAAGCACGTTGGCCGCCATCATCGGGCTGTACTGCCAGAATTGCGAAGGTGAGAACGGACCCCAGGTGATAACGGGCGCCACGACAGGGCAGCAAGCGAGAATCGTCTTCAAGGTGGCGAAGACGATGGTAGAGCGCACGGCCGAACTCCGGGAGGCTTTCGGCCTGGAGGCAATGGCGAACGCCATTCCTAGCTACCACAACGGCGGGACGTACAAGCCGATCAACGCGAAGGCAAGCACGCAGGATGGCCTGAACCCGTCTTGTTCGATTCTGGACGAGATTCACGCGCACAAGAATCATGACCTGCTGAACGTGCTGAAGTCGGCCGCGGGTGCCAGGCGAAACCCGCTGTTTCTGTACCTGACCACGGAAGGCTACGCCAATCCGGGGCCGTGGGAAGAAGAGCGGGAGTTTGCGAAGAAAGTTCTGCGCGGCGTGGTCGAAGCCGATCATTACTTGGCTCTGTACTTCGCGGTTGATGAAAAGGATGACGATCTAGGTACCGAGTCAGACGACGACTTTGACGAGGAAGCGTGGCGCAAGGCCAACCCCCTCATGGACGTAAACCCGGTACTCCTAGAGGAAATCCGGAAGGCTGCGATTGAGGCGCGGGAGAAGCCTGGGTCACATGCCGAGTTCAAGATAAAGCGCCTGAACCGGCCTTCTTCGGTGTCGAAGGGTTGGGTCAACATCACGAAGTGGCGGGAGTGCAAGGGCGAGATAGACCTAGAGTGGTTGCGCAAGTACCCATGCACTGGTGGCCTTGACCTTTCAAGCACTACTGACCTCGCGGCCTTCCGGCTGGTCTGGGATATAGAAGGGTGCCTTTATACCTACGGCTGGCGCTGGGTACCATCGATGGCTGTACGGAAGCGGACGCAACGCGGGCTGATTCCATACGCCGGATGGGTTCTGAAAGGGCTGCTTCTGGAATCGGGGGTTGAGGTAATCGACTACACGCCCATTCAGCAGAAGATCATCGAGGTGAACGAAACCTTCAATCTAGTTGCTGTGGGCTATGACGGGTGGAACGCATCCCAGACCGTCCAGGCGCTGAAGGGGGCTGGGGTGAACATGCAGCAGTTCATCCAAGGGCCGAAGAGTTACCACCCTGCGATGCAGGCCTTGGAGGTTGCCTACCTGGGCGGAAAGTTCGTGCATGGCAATGATCCGGTGTTGAATTGGAATGCTTCCAACGTCATAGCAAGGCAGGACGCGAATTTAAATAACGCGCCAGATAAGAAGAAGGCCCCCGAGAAGATCGATGATTTCTGCGCTCTCTTGATGGGGATAGGCGTCGGACAAACCGAGAAGCCGCAAGAGCCGAAGTATCAGGTTTTCTTCACCTAGGCAGACTAAGACAAACATATCGGCCCGCTTCGAGCGGGCTTTTTGCATTGGAGCCCGGAATGGATCGCGCGTATAGCGTTCTGGAGACGAAGGCAGTTGAAGAAGGTGCCGAAGAAGTCACGATCCGCGGGATCGCTTCAACGCCCACGACAGACCGTATGGGCGACATAGTTGAACCCATGGGCGCACGATTCAAGACGCCGATGCCCCTGCTTTGGCAGCACAACCACGACCAGCCGGTTGGTCGGATGACGTTCGCACAGCCTACGGAGAAAGGCATCCCTTTCGAGGCAGTGTTGCCCGTAGTGAAGGAGCCGGGGCGGCTGAAGGACCGGGTGGACGAGGCGATTCATTCGCTCAAGTATCAGCTTGTGGCGGCCGTCTCCATCGGCTTCAAAGCGGTAGAGGGGCAGGTAGAGCGGATGAAATCTGGCGGTTTGCGCTTCAAACAGTGGGACTGGCTTGAGCTTTCGCTCGTCACGATCCCCGCAAATTCCCAGGCGGTAATCACCGCAGTGAAAAGTATTGACCTCGAACACCTGGCCTCTGCTGGCCTCGTGGGTGATCGGGCTGCCAAGCCGGCCGCTCAAGCGGTGGCAATCACCAGCGCCATCAAGCGCGCACCAATCACCATTATTAAGAGGTAAGACAATGAGCCAGAAAACCATTGGCGAGCAGATCGCCGATCTGGAAGCGACCCGTGCCGCGAAGGCCGGCCGCATGACCGAGCTGACGAACAAGACTTTGGCCGAAAACCGTACGAAGGACGCCGCCGAAGCCGAAGAGTTCACGTCTCTGAAGGACGAGATCAAGGCGATTGACCAAGAGCTTGTTGACCTCCGTGACCTCGAGTCGATCAATACGTCGAAAGCCATTCCTGTGCCACAGGTAACGCCCGGCAAGGCGGCTTCCCCGACTGAAGAATCTTCGGCCGCGCGTCGAGGCAGCAACATCGTCGTGGTGGAGCGCAAGTTGCAGCCGGGCGTAGCGTTCGCTCGTTTGGCTGGCGTGATGGCTCACACCAAAGGGAACGCCCGCGATGCGCTGGATTTCGCCGCCAATCGCTTCCCCGAAGACAAGGGCATGCAGGACATTATCAAGATGTTCTCGCAGCACAACTTCGAGGACGTAACGAAGGCGGCTGTGGCGGTTGGAACCACTTCGGGCACGACTTGGGCGGCGCCCCTGGTTCAGTACAACCAAATGGCCAACGAGTTCATCGAGTTTCTGCGTCCGCAGACCATCGTCGGCCGCATCCCCAATCTGCGCCGGGTTCCGTTCAATATCAGCATGCCCCGCCAGACTTCCGGGGGTTCGGCGTACTGGGTTGGTGAAGGTGCCCCGAAGCCCCTTACCTCGCTGGCCTTCGATCAGGTAACGCTGCGGTGGACAAAATTGGCGACCATTGCTGTGATCTCGGAGGAGCTCGTTCGATTCTCTCAGCCCTCTGCGGAAACTATCCTCCGCGATCAGTTGGCCGCTGCGGTCATTCAGCAGATGGACTCGGATTTCGTGAACCCCGCCAATGCGGGCACGCCCAACGTCAAGCCGGCATCCATCACCAACGGCGT